ATTACCTGTTGATGATATAGAGATATAATCAATTGTGTCAGTTTGCCACGGAGAACCGGATATATTTCCCCCAGCAAACAACCCTCTCCCCCCATACCATTTAGGCGGTTCTACCGCATCCGCACCATCACCAACATTAGTCCAAACATTTGCACCAGCCGTTGCGTCTGTGCAGGTGTACATCTCGCCGCTGGTTTTGTTTAACCAGAGTCCGCCAACTGCTGATGGGTTAGTATCTGTTGCTGGGTCTGAAGCTGATACGGTTACATTACCAAAGCCTGATAACGTAGAAATGCCGCCGCCCAGGTTGTCGCTCAGGTTACTCATGCGCTAATCTCCTGAGCATCCTGCCACCTGATACCTTGCAACAGTCAAATCGTTTAAACTGGAGATTGTGCCGCCTAGTAAATCGCTTAAATTACTCATATTAACCTCCTGAACAAGCGGCAGACATATCTCTAGCACTTGTTAAATCACCGAAATCAGACGCGTTTCCTGTAGTGGATATAGTCACATAATCAATACTGACCGCATCCCCAGCAAAGACGCCGCGAGTGCCGTTTGCAGTTGCAGATTCGCCTTGGTTACTTCTTGTCAAATCACCAAAGTCTGTGGCGTTGCCTGTCGATGCTATTGTGATATAGTCGATAATGTTGTCGTATGGTGAGCCACCAAATAATCCTCTTGTTTCATTTGAACAAGCCGCTATCTCACGCCTTGCTACAGTCAAATTACCAAAGTCTGTGGCGTTGCTTGTTGATGCGACAGTCACATAATCCATAACATTTGATTCGCCAGATGCGTATTGACCTCCACCAAATACACCTCTAGTACCGTTAGAACAAGCCGCAACTCCGTAACGACCCTGTGTTAAATCACCGAAATCTGTCGCGTTACCTGTAGATGCTATTGTGATGTAATCAATAATATTTTGATAATAGCTACTCGGATACCCCTCACCCCCAACAAATAACCCTCTCGCATTATTTGAACAGGCTCCAAAACTTTTTCTACTTAGTGTTAAATCGCCAAAGTCAGTGGCATTGCCTATCGTATTTATAGTGACGTAATCCATGACATTAGTCCTGCTAGAACTAGTTAGTCCTCCACCAAAAACCCCTATACCTCCGCCGGAACAGGCGGTATTGGCTCTCCTTGCGACAGTCAAATCACCGAAATCGGCGGCGTTGCCTGTTGACGATATTGTGATGTAATCTATTTCAGTGGAGTACCCAGAACCGCCACCGAAAAGACCTCTATCCCCATACCAGTGATCAACTGGAGGGGCTACAGAACCGTCACCATCCCCAACATTAGTCCAGACATTACTACCGCTCGTTATATCAGTGCATATATAGACTTCACCCGATGTGGTGTTAATCCATATATGTCCTGTAGCTGATGGATTTGATGAAACCGTTGGATCAGATGCCGATGATGTCACGTCGGTTAATTCTTCGATATTCGATAGAGCCGCACCTAATAACCCGCTTAGAGTCCCCATCAGACGCTCCACCCAATCGACGAGTTTATGTAAGTCATTGTGATCTCAGCCCAGTTTTTGTCGAACGTCAGGTCTGACCCACTCGATGCGATATTTGAGCCGTTCCTCCCAACCGTCCAGGTCGTTGTTTCTGCCGCGCCGGTGCCATCTTTCACAATCACCGTGTCGCCGACCGAAGGAGAAGCAGGCAAAGTTATCGTAATGCTCCCTGCTGAAACGATGATCGTATTCCCTGCAACAGCGGTATAGTTAGCTGATTTAATGACAGGTAAAGATTCATAACCAGTAGCATAGTAAGCCTGGACATTTGTTCCAATTGCTAAACCAAGAGAAGTCCTGGCTGTCGCTCCTGATTCAGCAACGAAATTGCTGCCATCACCAACAATAAAATTCCCATTAGTGACTGCCAATCCCGCGACATCTGTTAGCTGCGCATCGCTTGCCTGCTTCCCGTCAATCTGTGTCTGGATTGCGCTCGTTACGCCATCCGTATAGTTGAGTTCCGTATGTGTAGCCGTAACAGCGCCGGTTACCGCCCCGAAGGAATTCTTCAGGACGTTTTTAACACCTCTAAGGTGTTCATCGCCGCTGCTTACCAGATCTGACGAAACTGGATTCGTAGCAACTAAGTCATCTATGAATTTACCAGCTCCAGTCAGATCTTCGGTAGCCATCGTTATGCAATCCTGATAATAGCGTTAGATGAATCAGCTGCTGGGAACTGGATCGTGAAATCGCCTGCCGTAGACGTTTTATCCGAACCAAAGTCAAGAACTGCCACAGCCGCGTTAGCCGCCACAGAACCAGAAGCTGTATTAGGAGTAGTGTTATAAATAAGCGCCCCACGAGCCGTTACAGTAGCTGTGGACCAAGTAGTATCGGCAAAATCAGCAAATGCAGTTGTGCCTGAAACCGCAGGATCTACTCTAGTCAGCGTATTACCGCCAGCTGTGTAGTTAGTTCCTGTTACTTCTCCAGAGGTAGTGTACGCCGCAGTTGCTGCACTTAACGTAGCTGAGCTGGTGTACAAAGCGATCTTGAAAGTGTCACCAGAGGAAAGGTCAAAATCATGCGACCCATTCAAGATTTCTTGCTTGAACGTTGTACACATTGCCTGAGTTATAGCCATTATATATCTCCGTAATTAAATAATTTACCTGCCGCTAGAACGATACTTGTCCCTCGGTTCTTTCATCGCCCCTAAAGCCTGTAGAGGTCTAAGAGATTCCACGAAACGCTGTTCATATTGCTGTAGCAAGTTTGATTCGCCTTTCATGAATATGTAAGCCTCTACCAACGCTCCGTAAAGCATTGCTTGGCTTGCATTCGTACCTAACCATGTAATACCAGATGTGATATCTACTATGGATTCAGGTCTATAAAGATAGTGCAGCTCTACTGTATACGTCGAACCCGGCGTAGGAGCTAAAATAAAAGCAGCCTGCGTGAAGTCTGCGTAGTACTTCGGTTCCCCAGTAACAGTGGGGTCAGGCCAGTACTCTTGAATGAAATTAACGTCCTTGTTCAGGAGAAACTTATGATCCCCAGAGACTAGAAGCGACATAGAAAAAGAACTTAGCCACTCATCTGGTTTAGGAAAATACTTATTTCCAGAAGCAAGGGTAGACGTAGCGTTCTTCCTGAATATTTCCAGCGTCGCTTCTTTCAGTATCCGCTCTTCAGCAATCTTAATAAATGTATCGAGCTGCGAAACAAACGTAGACTCAGTGTTCTCACAATAGTCCTGAATCGCTTGCTTGAGAGTAGTATATGTAAATCCAGCCATTATGGGGTGCTCACAGTTACTGCCCCAACATGCCCAGACGCGTGCATGGGGGTATCTTCAAAAGGAACCGTGGGAACTCTGCGCCCCACATGAATAACTAGGGGCTCCGTCCGAGCTGGACGAGCATCGCGCAGTGCTTCAGCATCTGCACGGATAACAGGGGGATCTTCTTGGGGGTGTTTAGAATCGAAACATTCAGGACAAACACGCAAGCCAGTCCATTCAGCCCGAATATCTGAGTATGAGTAACTAAAACCGCACCTATCGCATAAAGCTAATGCGTGTTTACCAGAGGCGAATGCCATATCTACCGTCCATAAGCTCTATTGGGATATACATGCAAGGACCCCCACTCGCTATCACCATCAGCAGCGCGGCGAAAATCACCTTCATATAATTCTTTCATAGGAATAGCCCTTTCGGGTGCAAGCTTTATAGCTAGGTAGAACGCTAATCCAGAAGCCATGGCCGGAACAAACCGGCTAGGTACATCTATGTCATTTGTAAGCGTGTCTGCGTCCTGAACTTTTTGTACCCGATAGGTGATTAGTTGATCAGTACTATTGTCAGGTGTAGGCCACAAGTGAACTACTGGTACAGTTAAACGCTCGAAATACAGCTGTGTTGATCGCCCCTCGGTAGTTTTCTTTGGGATATGGAGATAGTCCGAACGGCTAATGCGCTGAATAGCATAATCAATACTATCGCGACGAAGAACCGCTTCCAGAACATCAATGTCATAAGCGTTAAGCGTATAATCTGCCGTACTAGCAGTCAAAGTTAAAGAAACCTGATTAACGGTCCAGAGGTTGATCCCTCTGTTACTCCAGTCCTGAAACATAATGTTAAGACTACGTCGAGCACGTTGAGCATCGTAACCTGTACGAAGCTCCATCCCAATAAGCTCATACGCTTCCTCAATAACATCAGAAACGTCTAATTTAAAATCTCTACTGCCGCTGGTAGCCATTAATATAGTTTAGTCCGTTTAGGACGCTTAACAATCCCACCACCACGAAACACAATCCCGCCCTTAGACTTAGACTTAGACTTCCCTTTCTTCTTCCGCTCAAACCACGCTTTTTTCTCCTTTGGAGATAGCCCTATAGGAGGATATTTATCCTCATCACCCGGTACAGCCTCATCTTGGTCCCAATTGGGAGAGGTTCTACTTCCATCTGGGTGCGTAGTAACAGCCATGCTATTTACCTCTGAATCGAGCTATACCCCAACCGCGAGGTTTAACTACTCCACCTTTAGCGTACGCGGTACCGCTGCGTCCACCGTGCCGTCTCTGAAGGTCCTCATCTACTTTTGTAGCTGTTTTCAGATTAACGTTACGATCCTGACCACCGGCCATACTACTCTTAGACTTAGAAGCTGCTTTAGCCTTAGGTTTAGGCGCGGCTGCTGTAGTTTTAGGCTTAGAAGCTGCTTTAATTTTAGGTTTAGAATCTACTTTAGGCTTAAAAGCTGCTGTAGAACTAGGTGCATTACGCGTCTTTACAGGCCGTCTTTTAGACTTAGTCGTAGACTTAACCGTGTCTTGTGACTTCCGAACAGGAGCACCCCACCCTGTCCAGCGGTCCTCAGGACGATAAGACGGAGACTCTGGTTGTTTAGCTGCTTTCGAAGAGCGACCCATTTCACCAACAGTCCGTGTCCTATCTTTCGCTTTATCAGCCTTCAGAGCCTTTATGGTCGCCTTTCTACCCGCACTCATCTTTCCTTGAGAAGGCGTAACTTTACCGCTAGGTCCTCTATAGATATCTTTACGCTTGAAATCTGGTTGTTCAGCCGCTTTCTTACCTAGTGGCCGTTTCCTTGCGGCTGCTTTGTCCTTCTTGTCTAGGTCCATTAACGCCTGTCTAGCTTTAGAAACACCTGCTTTACTCATATCAAATCACCTTTAGTTATAAACTACCGTGCAGCTCGTCACGTTCGACAAAGTCGCATACGCTGACGTTTCGCATCGTATAGGCGAGCCCGATAGATTAATATACTGAGTAAGCGTGGCTCCAGCAGGTGTGGCAATCGTAATCATCGATGTACCACTAGCTCCACCATCCTTGATAATAACGGACCCAGCAGTCCCACTAGCTACGTAATAAATACCTACGACACGCGCTGGGCCAGCAAATACAGCCCCGCTACTTGTTACCGTAGTAGATTTAGAATCACTGTGCATAACTCACTCCTAGGACTGAGATGCCCAGATACCTGTAGCCATTGTGACGAACCAATCAGAACCATCACAGACAATAGTGGCTATGTCGCCTTTATTCGCTGTAGCTTTGGTATTAATCAGATCCTTGTCATCTGTACCACTGAACTCCACAACAGAAGCCGCTAGAGTTACAGACCCCCAAATTGCATCTGTGGAAGCAGGTGAGACAGTAATAATATTATTACCATCAG